ACAACCGACGCCGCCGCGTCAAAAAAGTCCTCTACTTTGAAGAATTTATCGAAAAATATTACTTAAACTAAAAAATGCAGATTAACGTCGTTTAAGGCGTTCCTTCAAAAAATCGTTGTAAAATTCAATCCAATAAATTATTTCATCAAGCACCATATTAAGAAAAAAATCAATGCCGCTGCGCGATACCTCTGATAAACTTGCAGCGGCGTTTCTTATGGTTTTTAAGCAGTCTCTTCGCTGTCCGAATCTGAAAATAAAAAACCGCTTGTGGCAGTTAAAATCTTGTTAAACTTTTTAAGCGGCAACGTTTCTAATTCGTGAGGATTGACGCCCAGAGCCCGCGCCGCCAAATTTAATTGAAATTTTGGATTAAGTTGCAACACGCCGATAAATTCGCTTGAAACGGCTCTTGTATCTTTTTCTGCTTGCAAAAAATCCAGTCCCGTTAAGTTATTAAGCTTTTCTTGTAAATCTTTTGTATCAATCATTTTTATCACCTACTACATTGCTAAGGCGCGGCGTACGTCTGCCAATCTGTCTATTAAACCGTCAAAATATATGAAATTAATTTTGTCAAATTCCAATGCACGCTTGCCGCCTATTTCAATTTTAAGGTACAAAGTTTCAAAAACATTCTTTGAATCGGTAGTTTCGCCGGGTGAAAATTTGCCAAGCGTTGTAGTTTTGGGGATTCCGCGAAAACCAATTTTAACTTGTTGCACGCCCAAATTGCCGCGTCCGTAGTCAAGAATTTGTTCCGCGCCGTATAAAATCAAATCTACAACCTTTTGACTTGAAAGATTTAATAAATCTGAATTGACACTGCGCCAATTAAGCGTCAACTCCATTGAATCAGTTTCGCCAAGCGTTGGGCTTGAAAATTTGCCCGCAACGCCGCTGCCTTGAATGTCTGCTTCCAAAAATTTTAATTCCGGTAATTCTATATCAGAAGTGCCCAAAAGATTCACTCCCGCTGAATCATAAACGCTATAATTTATAAGTTGTAACCTTGTTATTGCTGAATTCGCCATCTTCTTCACCTCTTAAGCAAACAAATTACTAAAATAATCAGGGTTAATTTGCAAAGTTATATTAATTTCTTGAGTAGGAGGCGGCGGCAAAATTCTTAATTGGAAGTTCAACTCGCCGTTTATTAAACTTGTTTGAGGGTTATCCTCTTCATTAAAAATTAATTCCCCGCCAAGTAAAATCCCGCGCGCCGTAAGTGTAGCCAAATAAATATTTGCACTTTGTAAAATTGATTCAATTTGCCTTAAATTTACAGGCTGATCAAGATTGGTAAAATATGTCAAAAGGAAATACCATTTCAAAAAGTTAGTCATTCTGCGTACAGAAATAAATTTATCTTTATAATCGCCGGTTTCACCAATCGAAGTTAAATTACCCCAACTTTTCCAGCCGCCGTAATTAAACGCCGTAACAATTCCCGCCGCGTTCAATAAATTTGCTTGTTCCTGTGTCAAATAAATTTCGCGCCCGTTGCAAATTGCGCCGTCAATCTGCAGATTTTTATTTGAGGGTGAAACGTACGGTATATCGTCATTATCAGAATCAGTAACATTCATTAACGCGGCAAGGTGTGTTGATAAATAATAATTCTTGCCGCCCAATGTTACTTTTGGATAGCAGGTAATTAAATGAGAATGGCTTAAACCGTGCGTATTTTTATATTCAATCGCCGCCGCGAGCGAATCTGCAACGATGTCATTAATTGCTATTGCGTCAATGCTTTTTGCCTTAGCCGCCATCGCCGCGCTAACTGCTGTATCTGTTGAAAAACCGGGCGCAATTATTATACCGGGCGTCAAATTAAATCTTGCGTAGGTGCTGTCAATTTTATCTAATGCTTGTATTATATCTGCGCCGGTAACCTTCGACGTGTCAATTTCGTTGTAATAAACTTTAACCTTGCCGTCAACCAGTTGCACGCCCAAAAATAAAGTTATCGTAGTTTCATTTTCTGCCGCGTCAACTGCAAAGCCAACGTCGCGCAGGGTATTAATTCCAACGCTTGACGCCGTTACACTTTCAACCACCGTATTTGAGGGCAATTCAAAAACGCCGCCCTCTGCAAGCGTTATTTCTGTTTGAATCGCCTCGCCGCCCAATGCTGTTTCAAGCGTGCGGTAAGTGATACTAACTTTGCCGTCATTCAAATTATCATCGCTCAAAAGATGAAACGTTATTGAAGTGTCGGTAGTACCTTCATCAAAGTCTTCAACTGCGTCAAGTTTAACTTCAAAGTCTTCATCTGCAATAAGCTCTACCGGGTCGATTTTTTCACCCGTTGTAATTTTGATTGTGTCGGAGTCAATGTTGCCTATGATTTTAAATTGAGTTACGTCCTCAATTTCTGTTACCTTTTCGGTAAAATGTTTTTCTTTGTCCAAAACATTTATGAATACAACGGGGCTTGCGCTGTAAGCATTAAAAAAGACGTCAGCCACTTCATCAAGTGTACCGCCGCCGAATGTTTTTTGATAATCTGATAAGTTATAAATCAGTTGCGGTTTTTCAATTTGCTTGGACGCCGTGCCAACCGCGATTGTTAAAGATTGATTGACAGTTGCCGCCGCTTGTACGGGGGTCTGATTTTCAACAAAATATATTCCGTGCTTCAAAATTTATCATCTCCATTAAAAAAAGCCCGCTCGCGCAGGCTCTATTTTTTTATTGACAACTAAAAAAGCGTTTGTTAAAATACCACTTGAAAAACTCAGTACTAACAAACGGCTCGGGTTTATACAAAGCATTATATTCAAAGTAATTTATGTTTGAATTTTAGCAAATCCCGTTTCGTTTGTCAAATATCGAAAGGGGATTTTATTATGCAAATTGAAATTTTAAATCACAAAAAATTTGGGAAAATGCGCGTTATCCTGCTTAACGGCACGCTGTATTTTTTTGCAAAAGACGCGGCAACTGCACTTGGCTTTAAAGATACAAGCAAGGCAATTCGTCATCACGTTCAGGAACAAGATAAATTTACGCTTACTGAATTGGCGGCGCAAAATGATTTTTGCCCGGACAATTTGGCGGGTCAAAGCGCGGCGCAAATTAATTTTGCCGATGAAAAAATTCCACATAACGCAATTTGGATTAATGAAAGTGGCTTATATGCACTTGTACTTCATTCAAATTTGCCGTTCGCAAAAGAGTTGCAGCATTGGATAACCTCTGAAGTTTTGCCCTCAATTCGTGAAAAAGGTTATTATATTAATCCCTACGCCGCCACCCGCGCCCGTTGAAATTGTTCCCGAAAATGAACTTAGCCGCCTTGACAAAATTAAAATTCTGCGCGAGTGTTTGGAATTTACCGACTGCAAACAACTTCGCAATAAATTAATTTACGATATTGCCTACCTTGTGACAAACAAACATTATTAAACAACTTTAATGACAGCCCAAGTGTCAACTGCATCAGGCAGAAGTAAACATCTGCTGTATAATGTTAAAGACAATGTTTCGCTAATTTCGTCCGCTGTATATTTAGGGACTAAAGGAGCCGCTATTGTGCTAAAGCCGTTTGCACTGTTTTTATCAAATAAAGTTACGGGTGCATAGACAATTTGTCCAATATTCGGCGTACCAATAATAATAGTATCGTCATCAATGAAAGGCTTGGATTGATTATTTTCATCAAGGTACGTTTTGACATATGAAACAAATTCCAGATTTAACGCGCTGATTCTGCCGATGAAACGCACTTCAGGCGCGGTAAAATGCGGCGTAAATTCTGCCATTGCCAAATTTTGTCTGTTCGGTACCATTAACCAATCTTTTATTTCTTTGTTGGCTAATAAATATTTTTCAACATTCTTGCCGCAAATCGCAATGGTAGGAACGATACCGGCTTGACGCTGTATCATTTCAGAGACGTCGCGCAGGTCGTCATAAATTTTGGCGTTTGCATTTGTCCACACTAAATTTGGCGGAATTATATTATTAAATTCGTAGTCAATTTCGTCAAGCTCCGCCAATTCGCCGTCGTCAGCATAAGCTTTAAGCGTCAACTTTCCTGTTTGCAACAATTCTGCCGCTAATTGTTCCCGCCTGTTGATATGCAAATTTGTGAGGTCGCGCAGGTCTTCTGCAATTAATTTAGCCGTGCGCTCTTCCGGTTTAACAGGATTGTATAAATTTGGAATTTCGCCAAATAATCTGCGCGAAACGTCGGCAAGTCCAATAACGCGGCGCGGCGCAAATGTAACAGGGCTGTACCATTTTGCATTTGAAGTCGTGCGATTGACTGTAACGCCCTTTGCATTTTTCACTATTGCAGGGGCTAATATTCGCCCTTCCCGCCTGTATTCAAGGGCTATTGTTTCTGTATTAACTATTTGCGTTCGATTGAAAAATAAATCTGTAAGAAAATTACTCGGT